CGTGGGTTTAGTGTGTCTGAGACGTCACTAGGACTTGGATATATAGCTGCCCAATGTGGGCCACCAAGTTGGTCTAGTGAGTGTGCATAAAGCACGAACAAGGGTCTTGTGGACCCGTAGCCGTTGTACGGCTGGATGTGTTAAGCGTTTCTATCGATAACGCGAAAGCGACTACGTAGTTGAGATACGACTGCCCACGGGATCGTCGAACCCGCGCATCTATCGAGTGCGTACGGGAGGGCTGAAGACTATTTAGATGCTGTCTCTGACTGCAATCTCCACTAGTAATGGATGAGTGAGATCACCATAGATCTCGCTCGTGTTGAGGTACCCGATACAATCTAAGACATCTCTTTCCACGAATTGGTAATGCTGTGCAAAATACAGGAGGATGTCTGCCCATGATGCTTGGACAGTTCCGTCACTGAACCTTTCGTAGAAGCTGGTCTCAATGTGGTTATCAAGCAGTGGTCCATCACCAACAACATTGCAAATCCTAGTACCATACGTCCCCATGATGGGGCAGTACGCACCGAATGAGCGAAGTGTTTGTCCGACGCCACGCATACGCTTGATATGTTCCTGATACGGTCTATCGACAGTATCATAGCCCATTCTGGCCATAAGCTTTCCAACTTTAGGAACAAGTATGAATGAATTACCAACAGCCATAAATCTAGCTGAGCAAAACTCCACACCTTCGTACACATTTGAGACCTTAGCGACAACCTCCATTCCGAATGCCGCGTATGAGTTCATGATACCCTCCAACCCACCTAGCTTTGTGAGCGCATTACGTGTTGTGACAGTAACACTGTCATCACCACATATGATGCTCACCCAGTTGTTACCAACACCATGTATCACCAATTTCATAACTGAATTCAGTGTTGTGTCTGCAAAGGCGGTATCAGGGTATCCAGACTGCATCGTGTAATCCACGCTGTATCTGGTTCCGAGTGCTGTCCGGCCGCGGCTCTTACCTCGACGAAGTAGGTTGCGAACGGACTTTGGTATAGCACCAGAGTAGTAGCGGTCCAAGCATTTAAACGCCCCCTCAGTCAAGTGAAGATCGAATCTTGACTGATCGTCTTCAAGGAAAACGATACAGTCATCATCTCTCACTGATGCCGAGACAGCAGTTATTGCATTACGGAATTCTCTTCCGATACGCTCATTGCTGAGACCACTGGTGTACACTATTTGTCTACCTGCTCGCACGTCTGCCGGATCGGCCTTTCTAGGCTTCACGTGTTTCTTGAACTTCAGTGCAGCCATGCGTACAATTGGTCCACATTGTAACTGGAACTCTGGTGGTGCCCCTTGGATCATCCTTGGATCCTTCTCCACCATCACAGGGTCGTTGAACACGACCCTATTAAACTTCTCCCGCTTGATGAATGAAGACGTGATGGGTGGGCCCTTAGAACCAAGAGACTCACGTGACATGAGGGAGTTCCTCAAGTCGCGGTACATCTGCTTTTTCCTCGGGTTAAAGCCCACTATCCAGGATTCGAAAGGGACTGGTTGTCTCGTCTTTGGAACGAGTCTGAGTAGGTGATCAACAGCCCATGAAGCATTGGTCCAATGCCTTAACACATCAGCTTCCAACTTTGGCGACTCGTGCATCGGCAAGAGTTTACCAACGCGTGCATTGAGTGAAATCTGCTCATTGTGTGTACAACTTCTGTGTATACGTGCATCAACTCCAATCACGCCAAATGCTTTGCGCGTACCGAACTTGGCACGGCAATCTAGACGGCCTCTCTTCACGTGGAAATTCCGCTGTGTTGGAACGACTTTCGTCTTGTACATGTGCAGACACACGTCATCAACCACAGGAAGTCTCTCCATAAGTTCACGTCCCTGCCGTCTGGTGACAGCACGTCCGT